ATCAACATCAGTTCGAAAATTTAATAATATGAAACAGGAAATAGAAAAAACAAGAGAAGAAAGATGGTCAGAATCTACCTTCGAGTGGGTAAAAACTGAGCGATCAGGTGATTTTTCACGATTCAAAGATACCACTATTGAAAATGACATAGAATACATTATCTTTCAAGATGATACACGTATAAATATCAACTTACTTGGTGATGTTGTGCTTGTTCATAATGAAAATGAAGCGTATTTGTCTGATTTTTCACTTAAGAATCAATTAGTAAGTGTATCACAACCCAGCCAACCATTCATAAGTAAACAGCCTACTGCACAACAGATAGCTCCAGTAATACAAGATAATCCAATTCATGGTTTATTACGTAAAGCAAAGTTTAATACTGAAGAAATTCTATTACCAGTTAATATTTCTATTCCGACTTCGGCAATATATGACGTGATAACTGAAAATTTTGAAGACGGGGAAAGAGAAATTCTCAATTTTATACTGAAGAACATAACTCCTGAGATGATATCAGATGCATTGTTTACTGCACTACATGATAAATATACAAAATAATAATGGAAGTAAGAGAAATAGAAGGCTATAAAGCTGTAAGATCGGCTAATGCTAATATTGCAGTCATTACATATACATTATCTAATGACATAATAAGTGAAATAGGTATAGTAAGAGAAAAAAATCCACATTTTTCAGCTGGGTTTTGTGAAAATTTAATATCAGGTATAGTTACAGATGATGATGCTTCATTACTCGAAAGAGCAATGACCGAATTGAAGACTGTAACTGGATTAGTAGTAAAAGATTCACTGAAATGGTGTTATTTAGGTGAGATTTATCATTCTAAAATTTCTCCTGATCCCATCTATATTTTCTCAGTTAATGTAACAGGATGTAAATTACAGAAATTAACGTCTGATACTGTACTTTCATTTACATTAGTACCAGTTAATGATGCACTTAAAATACAAGATAGTATTTTACAGACATCTTTCTTTAAATTATTCATGAAACTTTATCAAAAAGAAATAAAAGACACTACATGTACGACTTACCAAACAGAAAACAACGCAGAGATATTGCCAGAAAATTAGGTCTTTTAAAAAGAAGATCGAAAATGGAATACAAAGATTGGCTAGAAGAAACTCATCGTTCTCAGCTAATGGGAAAAGAACTTCATCGACAGAAAACAGAAGAAAATCTGAGAAAACAAGAAGAAGTTGAAGCAGAAAAAAATAAAGATCTATAGTGGAAATATGGATAGCAAAGGGATCAAAGAAAGAGTTACGTAAAGCTTTTCCTTATATCAGAGATTTTGCAGTAATAGATGTAAAAGAAATTGCAAATAGTTTAGGTTATGAGACATCTATAGATTTAGATGAACATAGTTACTATGTATTATCTTCTGAGATTCAGAAACGCTTAGTATCTTTAAATTCTAGTAAACGATTCTTTCGCATTCTGTATCTTGTAGAAGACCAACACAGTTCTATGGGATATGAATTATTAAATTTCTCTGTTGAACATAATTTAACATACGATAAAATATACACTCTCGAAAAAGATAGTTTTGAACTATTCATATCGTCAGATGATTATCACTATTCATAACAAATTGGGACCAAATTTCTGGTCCCAATTTGTGTAGGCTGATATATAAAGAAAAACAATATCGATGGCATTAAGTAGAACTTTAAATAGCCAACATATAGTATATCACGAACCTAGCTATGTGAGATACGGTGGTACTATATCACCAGATGATAACCCTAGAAGAAATGACGTAGGCTTACCTGTTGTATTAAAAGAGAATCCTAGTAAATCAGATTTAACTAAGACTCCTTCTATAGCAAGTGGTGTGCCATCTATCATAAATCCTTATGCATTATTAGCGTTCCCTACGTTAGGCTCACAATTTAATCAAATTGTAGATAATCCATACAGCTCAGATAAATTTTCATCTTCTATAGCTAATGTAGCAACTGCTAATGGTAATACGAATGTAGAACCTACTGTATTCAATTTAGTTAATATTCCACCCGATGGAGCAGACGATGCATGGGTAAGTAAAATGCCCTATAGATATACAGATTTTCTGTACTGTAAATACTATAACGTTATTCCAAACAACCATTTAATAACACTTAGAAGATATCCAGCACCAGCTTACGATAACTTAGGCGTACCCTTAACATCAGATGATGCAAAAGGTGCTTGGCAATCTATGAATAAGGGTAAGTTTATGCCAATTGCTCAAGCTGTAACATGGGCAGGCGAAGAGACAGAGAATAAAATGTCAGACATAATGGGATTCGAGGTTTCTATGAACTGGAAAGAATTTGAAGCAAATGTTGAAAATGTACATGGTAATGAACAACAGTCATCTGACGGCCCAGGCATTTTTGAAGGTGTAGCTAATATTCTTACAGCAGTATCAGGAACTATCACTGGAAATAAAGTAAGCGCTTTTGAAGAACATAATGCACAATATGATCCCTATGCAAATGGACCTTACTCACATAGAGTATATGGACCAGTTAACGTTATATCTAAAACGTATAAACGTGATAGAGGATTAGATTATAAACAGTCATTTAATATTAACTTTCACTATAGTTTAAAATCTATCGGGAACATAAATCCTAAGGCAGCAATGTTAGATATTATGTCGAATATGTTACAACTGACATATAATAATGCAGCTTTCTGGGGAGGTGCAAATAGATACTTCCCAAATAGACCCGTATATCCATTCTTGGGTGGACCAGGCGGTATGAATTCGTGGTACAGAGGTGATCCTGCAGGTTTCGTTCATTCAGTAGGAGCACAGATTTCTAAAGTAGCAAATGAAGTAGCAGGGTTCTTTAATGATCTGTTCAAAGATCCTATTGCAGCATTGAAACAACTTGCTACAAATGGTGCTTCAATGGCTATGGCAACACTCGGAAGAGGTAAAGCCCCAGATATTGTAGGTATGAAAGCTCTATTAACTGGTGAGCCTATTGGTGAATGGCACATGGTAGTAGGAAATCCTTATGCTCCTACTATGATGATCGGTAATCTTATCTGTAAAGGAGCAAAATTCACATTTAATGATACATTGGGAGCAGATAACTTTCCAACTGAATTGAAAGTTACTATTAATATGGAACATGGTAGACCAAGAGATAAGGGTGATATAGAATCAATGTTCAATATGGGTGAAGGTAGAATCTACTATGCCCCTATGCATAGCGGAAACGTTTTCAATTCATCTGCACAGTATAATTCACCGAATGATACAACTGGTATTAAAGGATCAGGACAGACTCAAGCAACGAATGCGAATAATCAAATAGAAAGTTTTGCAGTACATAGAGCTTCTGCTAAGCATACTGTTTCAAGAAGAAATTCAAAGAATGGTGATTGGATAGGTTATTTGGGTATGACATATAGACCAGGTTCTGGAGATTTCGATGCTATAAAAACAGAAACTAGTGATACATTCCACCACCTTGCATCAGCAATGGGATTAGAATCTGCACACGTTAAACAAGGAGCAGGTGGAACTTACAATAATAAAACAAAACCTTAATATGCTATCGATTATAGATAATAAGCCAGTAATAGGCACAACCGACATTGATTTTAGATTAGACCTTCTTTATCCTTCAAGAGAAGCTAATATACTAGTCAATGACAGTATGATGGTAGTAGTAAAAAAGGGAGAGGAAATGCGACCTGATGTATTATCAGCTAATTTCTATGCATCTACACAGATGTATGATTTAGTACTTAAACATAACGGTATATCTAATCCATTTAGTATAGATGAAGGAGATGTGTTTATCTCTGGCCCAGCAGATGAGATGGTTACAAATAATACAGCTTCAGCTAAATTGAATGCCGCAGTAGAAAGTGTAAGACAACAGTATATCAATACCAGTAAAAAATCTCTAACTGATAGAAGACTTTCTCTAGTCGAAGCAAAAAGACAAGAAGCTGAAAAAGTTCGTTCATCAGAAGCTATGAAGAAAAGAGCAGAACAATCTGCTATACCGGGTTCTTTATTGCCACCTAATATTGCCGAAGAAGGAGAAAGAGAAATCACAGTAGTAGGAGGAAAAGTATATTTTGGAAAAGATGTAGTAAGAGGAAAAGAAGAATGTGCAGAGCCTTTAAGTAAAAGTGAATTCTTATCTAGATTAATCAAAAACAGAAATAAATAATGAATAGCGTAGCAGAAAACGTTAATCAGTTACAAATAATAAAGCAAGTAGCCAAACCCTCTATTTTACTTGATGAAATGTCAGTGATTGATACAGAATATGGTACTAATCAGACTATTGGCCCTGATAATCAGGGCCCTGTAAAATACACAAAAGCTGTGGCTGGTGATATGCCTCTAGTATACATGAATAAAGTATACTATAGAGGTGTAGATATAGTATCGATGCGTATTTATTCGACAGATTTCTTACCAAGACTAGATTTGACACTGCTAATAAGAAATAAAGTTGTATATTCTACATCATTTCCAAAAGATGGCGATATAGTTTCAATATTTGTACGTTCTAAGGATGATTTACTGAAACCTATTAGAAATGACTATTATATAACAAGTGTAAGAATAGATTCATCAAGAAATGAAACAGGATATGATAATATGTACATTGCTGGTATTTTATATGTACCGGGTATGAATAGCCAGAAATGTCAATTTAATTCTGGAAAAAGTATAGATGTACTACATAAAATATCTCAAGAATTACAAATTGGCTTCGCAACAAATGAAACTGATACTTCTGACGACCAAACTTGGATTTCACCGTATCAGAAAAAGATTGACTATGTAAAAGAAATATCTAATTCAGCTTGGAAGAATGAGGATTCTTTTTTCAAGACTTTTATAGATGTCTTTTATCATCTTAATTTTGTCAATGTTGATCCTCTGTTCTCACTTACGCCTGGTTTTGAATTAGGCGTAGATATGCAAACGTTTTCATCAGATTATGATGATTTCATGGAGCTAATGAAACATGAAAGTAACATTATGTTGACGAATAGCTCATCAGCTAAATTTTCTAAGTTTAGGATAGCTAATTATGAACAGAAGAATTTTGCAAATGCGATCAACTTTCATGCAGGATATATGAAGTATATGCATTATTATGATTCACTTCTAAAAGAAAAGATAGTATTCTTATCTGACCCTAAGACAACTCCTGGAGCAGAGAAAGATAAATATCTTTTAAGAGGTAGAAATGCAGAAGATCAAAAAGACATGTATGTTTCACATGATTGGATGGGTACAGTATATGGAGCAAATGGTGAGAATTGCCACTCTAAATATCTGTATGCAAAATCTTGGAATTATCAAAATCTTTTACATTTACAGAAACTGAGTCTTGATGTCACATTAGAAGGAGTAAATATGAACTTGAGAAGATTTCAAGTCATCCCAGTTCTAATCGTAATAGAACGAGATCAATCAAGAAAACAAGCTAATCAGACTGAAGAATCTGACGATAAATCAGGACAATCACAAACCGATCAAGATCTATTAGCTGTAGATAAGTTTTATTCTGGTTTCTATGTTATAGACGCAATAGAGTACATTTATGAAATGGGTCTTTTAAAACAGAAACTTACACTTCTACGAAGAGAATGGCCAGTACCACCAAATAAAAAATAAAGAATGTTAGTAGATAAATTAAAACGAGGATTTCTTACAAGTGGGATAACAAAAGGCAACGATCCGTTGTACTTTGCACAAGATCCTACATATTTAAGTTTTCATCTAAACTTCTTTTTGCCTGATGTAGATAGTGGTTATACTGCCGATGAGTTTTTGATGTATTCATTTGCTCATGATGGTCTATTTCGCAAATCTCAATTTTCAAAAAATGATTCATCAGCATCTAGTATAGCAGATCGTATAAATAATTACGATTTTACAGATAGTGCTGAAGATTATCTCTATTCTATCGGAGCTGTTACAAGATTAGCATCACTAGAAAGTTTCAAACTATTACTCAGAAATATTCAAGATAAAACTCCTTGGTATTTTCAGAAAATAAGTGGAACAGAATCGTTTTATACTATAGATCCGAACTTAAATACAATTAAAGATGGTATACTTACAGTAGACTGTTTAGAAAGTGTAGATCAACGAGTATCTTTATTAGCTGATTTATATAGACATGCCGCATGGGATGCAGAACGTAAAAGAGAAATATTACCGTATAATGTACGTACTTTTAAGATGAGAGTACATGTATTCGAAATGAGAAATTTTGATGCTTCTCTACAAACAAAAGTAAGAACCGTATTAGATATGAGCGATCATTCTACAATATCTACTATAACTGATCATATTGATCCTTACACAACTGTTAGAACATATGAACTTGGTCAATGCGAATTCGATTTCTATTCTGCTGCACCATCGTATTTATCTGAGATATCAGTAGCAGAAGTTCCAATGTCAACATTTCAGTTCAAGATAAAATTTAAAACTGTTAGATTGACAGCAGAATACCCATTCTATAAATATGTAGTAGATAATGTTTCATCTCTAATGGAATTTCCTTCCGATAGTACTCCATTCGATTCGGGTATTATTCCTAGTACAAGAATACATCCTAATCCATTTTATGATGCAGCTCCAGTAGAAACAATACGATCTTATTTTAGACCGACTATTGAAACTGAGATACAAAATACTCCTAATCCCACATATGAAAATGTCTATGGTAATCCGCAATCTGGTAGAATAGGTGGCGTAACAGGACAAATTCTAGGTGCATTAGAATCTAGAGTAAATACTGCTATTTCAAGATTAGATTCTAATGTTAATAGTGTCATAATGGGAAATGTATACGATAATGTGCCTTCGCCATCTCAAGTTTCACAAGCTCTATTAGGGTTTTTCAATCCTGATTTAGGTGTAGGTAGTGCAACACAAGTAACAAATCAACAAGCAATACGAGGGAACGTTTTCGATGAGCCTAGAACTACTGCTAAACCAGCTGAACAATCAAACGTATATAGAAGATAATGGGAGATTTTACAAATAATTCGAAAGATTTAAGACTGAATGAATGGATTGGAATCGTTGAAGATAATAATGATCCAAACTTTTCAGGAAGATGTAAAGTAAGAGTGTTTGGTGTTTATGACGGTAAAGAGAATGACAAAATAGATAATTCACCCTATACTATTCCTACTGATAAACTTCCATGGGCTTATCCCGCTACTGGAATAATCTTCGGTTCAGGAGAAGGAGCTGGTAACCTATCAGTACCTAAAAATGGTGCAAAAGTCAAAATCAGATTCAATGGTGGTAATCTTTACGCTCCAGAGTATTTTGCTGTACAAGATATAAATGACGACCTAGTAAATGAAATATCAGATTCATATTTAGATTCGCATGTTTTAATGTTCGATAAAGAACAAGATTTAAAAGTTCTATATAAGAAGAATATAGGAATGCAAATCTATTTTAAAGGATCGAATATAACGATAAATCCAGATTCAAGTATATCAATTGAGCATAAAGACACGAAAAGCATCATAGAATTAGTAAATGGTACAATCAATATAGTAGCTAATTCAACTATCAACCTTACATCAAATACAAAGATACAAGCGGAAACTAGTGAAGCTATAATAAATGGAAATACTTCTACAAAATTAGGACCTTCTCCTCAATACTCAAGCGTATTAGCAGAACCACTATGGATGTTCTTAAAAATGATGGCTCAAGCTATTGATGCTAAAGCGCCAAGCACACCTGGAGTAATGACTGCTCAAGCTGATGCATTCGAAACAATATCAACGTCAAAAAACGTTAAATTATCACCTTGATGAAAACTAATACACAGATTTTAGATAAGAAATGGTGTTGCAATAGAACATTTAATATAGAGGGAATTGGGAACGTCACGTTCCCTCCCGGTGTATTTACAGTTAATATTGAAAAAGACACAGAGATTAAGCTATATGATGAAATTCCAGATAATGATGAATTGACATCTACTATCGAATCTATAAAATATGCATTAGAAGCAGTAAATGAGTTATATGATGAAAAGCTAAGTAGCCAAATACAGAATGCATTTTCTTCTATTTTTAACTATAAAGGGCAGTCTAAGATTAAATTGAAGTTACCATTCAAAATTATTCTGTCAGAGGACTTCTATGGCATTAAGTTTTCTGTATTGTTAGATTTATCAAAGTTTAAATTCTCGTACAATATCGAACAGTTTATAGAAGATAAACTTAAAGCTATCGATTTTTTACAGAATGATCCAATATTGAATCCTAAAGCTTTCCCTATTACACGTTCTATAGATTCTACAACTACTCAGAAATCAGTAGAAGAAATTCTTACAGCTTTAGCGGGTAAATTGTCGACTAACGATATGTTAGAGTATGAAAAATTAGATAATGTTCAAGACTTATTAAGAAGAGCAAAAAGAGACGGTATAGATATAAGAGAAACCTTCAATATCGGTGAAGAACTTTTGAACATGTCTGGTGAATTTACACCAACAGAAGTAGATAACATATCAGTGACAGAAGTCATTGATGAACCATGTGTAGATTGTCCAGATCGTGAAACTAATTTGACACATTTCAAACCAGAAGAAGTAAACATTATTTCTACACAATGCTGTGAGCCAGTAGAAGAATCATTAAATGAAAGTGTCGATATACCAGAATCTACAAAAGAAGACCTCCCTAATACGCCTCTTACAGACACAGACATAAGTAAGATGGTAGATACAGTACGCAAAATATCGGATGATTTAAAAAAATGTTCAGATGAAAAGGCGTTTGCTGACGCTTATAGAGAAAAACTCTATAAAATAAGAGAAGACCTGTACCCGTTATATTTATACGTTACAAAACGAAATGAATATTTTGAATCATACGAACAGATAATATCATATCAAAATACTATAGCAAAACAATACGCTAATATAATAAAAGATTTAAGTAATATAGTATCGATTGGAACAAAAGCTATAAAAACATTCACGAAAGATACTGGCATTAGTACATCAGATATAGACACACTTAAATTAGATCCTTCATTGAAGAATATAAATACAGTGTTGACTAAAATTACTGATTCATCTTTAAAAACAAAATGGGGATCTGCATTTTCAACATATAATACATCCATAACAACGTATATCAACGATATAAACACCAGTAATACGTCAATAACGGATTATTTAGCTATTATAGATAAATTAGAACATGAAAATAGCTATACACCTATACTCACAGGAACATCACTTAATCTGCTACGAACATCAAATAGTGTAGATATTGTTAATCTGAGTGAAATTTTCAGTCCTACCGAAGATACAAATAATACAAATTATACTAATCAATCCGGTATCAATCTAAAGAACAAAGGTAACTTTTATCTTCTGATAGACACTGAGAAGACTATTTACGATGAAATAAAAACTATTTTTGACATGATAGATGAAATAGGGAATTTCGAAGTTCTCTATAAACCATCATCTAAATTATCTAAAACGGGTACATCTACAGGAATAGTCTATAAAAATGTATGGGATAAATATGATTCTATATCGAGAATAGATTTCTTATTCACATCCGCTGAACAGGGATATATTTCAGCTAAACCTACGACTGATCAAGTCATAAATAATGATGTAGAAAATGTAGAAGTGGATGAAAAGGTGATGACTAAGTTTCTGAGTACATTCGATGCCGAGCAAGAGATAAGATTATTGACGAAAATAGTAGAAGCAAGAAAAATAGATACTGAATATTTTAGCAAAATAGAAACATTTGCTAAAACAGAAGCTGCCAAGACTTATCAATATGAAACATTTGCACTGTTATTTGGATTAGACAATATAACTAAAAAATTCAAAGATCAGAAAGCTAAGTATAAGGCAGAGTATGATACGATATCAAAATTTAATGCTGCATTAGGAGATAAAATAGATTCTTTGATTTCTTTTTCTAATCAGAAAAAGAAATGTTTCGAACAACAAGAACAGAATCTAAAAGATCTGTATGATACAAATGAAGAAGATACTTCATTAGCTTCACCATGTTCTGATCCCAAAGGAATTGGACAGATGAATCCGTTAAACCCGAGCTATATAAAGAATTGTTATTGGAAAGAATATACTAAGAATTTGCAGACTGTATCATTTATGCCTATTCCCGATATAAAAAATTTCAATAAACGACTATTCAGATATTACCCTGTAGGATTACAGATTCCAGTACCAGCTATTCCAGGTGTATTGCCAACATTACCTCTGGGTATACCTGATATACGAATAAGCATACCTCTGCCTATTCTCTGGAAGCATTTATTCACTTTAACTACACCTGCAGGTCAGTTTGTTTTGTGGATAACTTATTGTCCGCCGTTCACTGTATTTCCGTATCTAATGTTCATAGATGAAGTTCAAAATACGACATTTATTTTGACACCTAAAGGACCTACACCTGTTCCGATTAAATCGTTAGGATGGAAAGATCATTTTGAAAAATCAATAATAGAGAAGATACCGGGACTAAAAATACCAATGCCTAGTCTACCACCTGTAGATTCAAATGTGAACAATAATCTGCCAGATACTGTAAAGTCATGGTTAGAAGAATTGAAGGGAGGAGTTAAGAAAACTATCGATCAGATCAATACTCCTAAAGATACAGTTACAGCGTCTGATCTTGAAAAGAACAAGCGTCTATTGTCATTTAAAAAGACAATGAAAACGATAATAGATAAATTAGATAAGGGCATTATATCAGACGATTTCATAGAAGTCATAAAGCAGTACGTATCATTTATAGAAAATGAAGTGGCATTACGTGCTACTAAGATGATAGATTTCGAACCATTCTATGTGCCAAATTCAGTATCTAAAGCTTTACAGCTTGACGCTATAACTGAAGCAAATTCTTTGAAACAGAGAGTTTTAAAGTTACAGAAAAGTGGTATCAATTTAAACATTAATACTTTAGACTTTACTGTTATCGTTAAAGAGAAGATACTCAATATCCTTGAAACAAAATCGGGCAAGAAGATTATTTCTAACTTCGATAGAGAAATACAAGAACTGGAAAATGAAATAAAAAATAAGACTTACGGTGTATATTCTGCAGAAGAACAACACAGAAAAAGAATTATTCTAATACAGAAATATTTTTCAGAAATAATAAAGAAGATAACATCAAAAATAGTACTAAGGGACTTTGGTATAACTGAAGAAATGACATCGTTGATACCAATATTTCTGCCTTTTCCATGTAAGAGTAATATATCGATATCGCCTATTCCATCCTGGTTGATACTTATTATCGCAGCGATCAAAAAACTGGATAGTATTGTGACATCTGACGATATGACAATTAAGATAGATAAAGCAGTATCATCACAGTATAATTTTGCTTTACGCTTACCTTCTGCCAGAGATTTGATATCAGACATAACACAAGATGTTTTAATACAAGTAATGAACAGTGTAAGTGTACCTGTGCCTGGATGGCCTTCAGCCGTACCATTTATCGAAAAACCGTCAATCGTAAAACAGTTAATACAAAATTCATTAACGGATATCTTCAAGACTAAATTACGTATGCCTGCTATAGGTGGAATTACTCCTATGAAAATTGAACCTGATTCTGTAAAGAAATTGGCATCACCTGTGATAGATATTGCTGTAGAAACTGTATTCAGTATATTAATAGAAATAATTATTAAACAAATAGCTAGTGCGAATGAACAAAATAATATACAAACTATAAAGAATATACTCCAGATAACAAAATCTGTTTTAGGAACAAACATAGAAGATTTGACATCTGAAGACTTAAATGAAATAGCAACAGCATTCACGAAAAATGCAATTCTTGAAGTTGAATCATCATTAAATGATACATTACATCTTTTAGATGTGCCAAGCAAACAACTTGTATCATTTATGGCTTTATTTTCTCCTATACAAGGAATAAAATCAAGTATTCTTCTGAATAATCAGAAAGGACCTTATATCGAAATAGGAACAGATATAATACGTGCATTGATGAGTAAAAATAAGATTACTCCGAACTTTTTAACGACCCTTCTATTATGTACAACAGGTATACCCGGATGGACAATTTCATCATTGTTTAATCCATCTAGAAGTATAGAAAAGTTGCCTCCTTGGGAAAGATTATGTCTAAAAAATGCTCCGTATGTAGTTTTTTTAGATCAAATTGCAGCAACAGCACAACGAATAGGAGGATTAGGAAACAGTTATTTAGCTCCGTATTATACACCAGAATAAATTATTAACACTTTAAACATAATTAATATGCCAAAAGCATTAGTTGAAAACAAAACAATCGTTAAACAAAATTCAAAGGATAAAATCTATTGCCATGAATCTTATACACAAGAAATGTATGACAGGTTCAATGGGATCGATATCAAACCTAAAGACGTTAAGCTTGGTCAAAGTTTAAAAGCTCTAGATTTGGAAGTCCTAAATACCGGTGAAGTTGAAATTCACACCGACGCAGGAATAGACATCTATCTTGACATGCGAAAAGAAAAGAAATATTTCGAAGCTATTGGTATTACAGATTTCAGTATAGAAAATCTTAAGAGATTATCTAGAGAAGGAGTATTCAAATATCTGTTCAAGGAGAAAGATGAATATGTAGTCCTAAAAGGAAAAGAAGGTGCTGAAAGAGGAACATTGTATGATTCACATTTAAGTTTCGTACGAAGAGAGTTTACAAAACAGATTACTTTACAATCTAACGCATACGTAGCAAAAGTTATTTCGAAAAATCAAGGTGGTTTCTTCATTTTGGTCGGTGGAGTAGAAGCATTCTTGCCTGGATCATTAGCTGCTGCTAATAAAATCGTAAACTTCGATACCTTTATCGGTAAAGAAATTAACGTAATGGTTGAAGATTATCTACCAGCATCAGATACTTATATCTTCTCATATAAGAAATATCTAGAGAAAATCTTGCCTTCTAGAATGGCAGCATTAGATAGAACAGCTAAACACGTAGGTATTGTAACAGGAGCAAGTAAATACGGTATATTCGTAGAATTTGAAGAAATTTTCACTGGTCTTTTACATAGTACTGAAATGACTGAATCTACTCTAGAGAAATTCAGTTCTTACAAATATCGTCCAGGCGATAAAATTGAACTATGGGTTAAAGATATTAAAGGTGACAAATTAATTCTAACAGAAATCGATCCTTCACAAAAAGTCGATGAACTTAAAACATTCAAAGATAAAGTTGAAGGAACAGTAATGTCTGTTAAAGCTTCTTCTATCAAACCTTTCGGAGTATTCTTCGAAATAGAAAAAGACTTAGTAGGTCTCTTACCAACTAAGGAATTAAGAAAAATGGATGTTAGAGTAGAAGTAGGAGAATTTTATCCACTCTGTATATCATCAATTGAACCTGATACCGGTAAAATCTACTTATCAGCAATTAATGATTCTAAATAATCATTTCTTATTTGACTTAAAAAGCCAAGGGATTTTATCCCTTGGCTTTATTTGTTTGTCAAGCAGATATATAATAAGAACAAAATAAAATGTATGCAGGATAAACTTTTAAATTATAGTGCTTTATCGTCGTCTGTCGTGGGCGTAGAATATGAATTCTATAGCTTCAAGTCACCGAATATTATAGCTAAAGAAGTAGCTAAAATATTGGGTAAGAAAGTATTGATTAGTAGAGCATCTGGAAATGTCAAAGATTCTAAATCGGCCAAATATACTGATGATGATCTAGTAGCAAAAGTTACGACTACAGGAGCTAACGATAAGAATAAATCTGTTAGTAATGTTTCAAATGTGTTTACGCCTGAACTTCTTAGTGACAAAGAAAAAGCTAAGAAAAGCAAGTCAGAATTTGTGCCTACCGCTTCTACTTTAGTATTAAAGAGAGATTACAGCGGCGGAAGAGACATGAATGAATTAGTGACGGGCCCTCTACCATATGAAGAAGCAAGACTTACTATAATCAAAATTTTAGATTGGATACGATTAAATGGATGGACAGACAAAAGATGTTCTATGCATTTGAACATAAGCTTTAACCCATTTTTATCGAAATTGAAAAATGGAGTTTCACATTTGGAGCCTTTGAAAATGATCCTTTCATACGATGAAAAGTATATTTACGATAGATTTCCAAATAGAAAGAACAACGTATATGCTAAATCAGTGTATCAAATTCTTCCAGTTAATAAGTTTGTATTCCAAAGTACTGCCGATAATTTAGATCCAGCAAACTTCATCGTCCCAGATGAAAAATATTACGGCCTCAATTTTACAAAAAGAGTGCATAATTATCTAGAAGTTAGATATGTAGGAGGAAAAGATTATGAAAAGAAAGTAAATAAAATATTAGAAGTATTAGATTATTCTATCTTAAAAATCTATAATGCATTACTTAACCCGGGAATTGATCTAACTGAAGCAGAAAAGCTAAGAGGTATGATGACTAATATGAGAAAGATAACTGAATCATTTTCAAGTCCTCAACGTTTCTTCATTGATTATCCAGCTATCAATGTACTAATCGATATGAAAGGTAACATTGAAATAGTCAAGAGCTACTGGACAAGTTTACGTGAACAACTATTCAGTCTTATTATATCAGCTGGAGCAACAGAAGGTGTATTTAATTATGATACCGATATGTCTAAGCCTCAATTTAGATTCGGTAAACTAAAGAATGTTCATGAACTCAGAAATTTTGAAATTTTCGATAGTGAGTTTGAAGGAAGTGCATATGATTGTCTATTCTTTAGATGCAAATTACAGAATAGTAGAATAGATAATTGTTCATTAGTAGAATTTAATACAGTAGAAGATTCGACATTAGAATATTCATCATCATTAGGAACTAATACATTAGTCAACTGTTACATAAATTGTCCAGATTCCATAATCGAAGGTAGCATCAATGGTGGAGTAATAAGAAATGCTATACTTGGAGTAAGAGCAGACTTAACATCAGATGTTATGATAGTTAATCAGAAATAATTTTAAATATGACAAAAAATGATTTAGTACAACAAGTAATGAGAGAACTTGATAGTTCATTTGCATTGCCTGTCCAAATTCAACCAGCTGAAATTGAAAGAAATATAGAACAATGTTCAAGATGGTTCTATGAAAATTATAGGGATTCTGTAGAAACCCAATATTATATCATAAAGTCAGATCAATTCGAAAAACCTGAATTTACTGCTAATCGTACAATAATGATGCCCGATTGTGTAATATCAGTATTTGAAGTTAAAGAAATAACTGGTGCTGGATTACTTGGGATCGTAGATAGAGATTTTGCCGATAATAAACTTATAGCTTCAGAGATTTATTTATCACCATTCACTGGCGATAGCTTAGTACAAAGAGTAGCTCAATATCAATTCTACGATTTAGCCAAAGCATTTTTCCTTGATCTTATTCGATTTGACTTTAATAGACGTACACGTAAATTGAAAATTCTTGGTAGAAATCCAAGAAGAGATGTATTTATACAGACATACGTTAAGATTCCAGAAGACGATCTATATGAAGATTTTTACTTTTATAGATATGTCACTGCAAAATCTAAATTGTCTCTTGCTAGACAGTTAAGCTTTTTTGATTTCAATCTTATGGGTGGTATAAAAATTAATGTAGCAGATCTACGATCAGAAGCAAATGAAGAGATAACAAAAATAGAAGGTGAAATTGATTCACAGAATTCACCTGACTTTTTCGTTACTTGGCACTAATATAAAACTAATTATGAAAATTTTAAACTTTATGCAATGGATAAATGAAGCTGCATCTAAACAGCATGTATATGACAAAGGATGCGTAATGTTATTCTTTGATTTCCCTGAAATGAAAGAATTACAAGAAGATATAGATGAAGACGATCTGTATACTGATCCGGAAGATGATTCATACGGTTTAGAAGATGAACCACATTGTACTATTCTATATGGTCTTGAACCAGAAGTAGAATTGAAAGACATAAAGGGCGTAGTAAAACAATTCACATATAGTCCATTGATAGCACATAAAGCTTCTTTGTTTAAGAACGATAAATATGATGTCCTAAAAATGGATATTGGTTACGTGAATCCAGATGAAGAAAACAGATTTTTACATGACTGTAATAAAGAACTTAAAACTTTACCTTTTGAGTCTTCATTCCCTAATTATCATCCACATATGACTATCGCATATTTGAAATCAGGAAAGGGAGATAAATATGTTAAGCTTCTTAAAGATAAAGAATTTGAAATAGAACCTGAAAATATAGTATTCAGTGAAACGGATGGTACAAAAACACTGATTTCTATTAAAATAGTTAAGAATGACACTATAACAAAATAAATATTATGAGAACCATAAAATACAGCGAATTTAAAGCTAAGCATATGCCTCATTTAAACGAGGAAGAAAATAAAGAGGTAGATACTATAACAGTTGACGTACCATTATTTATTCGTTTATTGGAATATGCGAAAGAGGATGCTAAAACAGACATGGACTTGCATAGAATAACAGAAAATATATTGCAACTTTCAAAAGCTAAATCACAGTTTTCAATGAAGGATTATGCAACAATTGTGAACAAGGGGCTAAAGTAACTGAATCTCAATCCTGAGCCCCTGAAGCTAAGGCTGACAGACCACGAGGTAATTCTCTAGGAGTGCAGTTAGGAGATTCTATAACATACGGATTAGGACCGTTATAGCTTCGGCTATCCTGGGTTGATTTGAATTCGCTCCTCAAATCAACCCATTTTTATGTTTTATAGCATGGGCCGATAGATATATACCAAAATAAATCCAATATGCTTAAAGAACTTTATACAAGAAATCCTGATGATGCACTATACGTAGAAAATGTATATGAGATAGAATCATCATTGGAAAATCTTATAGGTCAGATCAGAATGTTGTTATTTACCAAACCCGGTGAAATAATAAATGATCTAGCATTCGGAATCGATATTGAATCCCTCGTATTTTCCACCAATTTAAGTAATGTAGCAATACAAGAGAAAATATCTACTGCTATATACAGATATTGTCCAGATGCTGGTGAATTTACTGTGAAGATATCGGTAGAATTTTATAAAGGTACAGCCAGAGATATGTGTTTAATAGATATATCGATAGATGGTACAAAATATCTAGGAATTTTAATAAAATAAAATATAATGAGTACAGATTCAAGCAAATTTCCAACTTTTTTAAATAAAGCTAGATCAGATGCAAAAGCACTATTCGATCAGTTTTATACTTATATGACAGATAAGTATGCCCAAGCTGGAAAGACATTTTCTATAGCTAGTGCATATGGACAGATAATGCATGCATTATCTCAGATATCTGAGATGATACTCTATTACATAGAAGATGCTATAACTGAATTGAATATTTCTTCTGCTTCTAGAACGACCAGTATTCAATCTCTTGCAAGATTATCTGGGCACAACATAACTAGAAATATATCAGCTACAGGAGAAATACAAGTCACCCTTTTGAAAAACCCAGAAGGTGTAAATGGTACACAAATCTTGATACCAAGATATAGCAAACTGAAATGTGTAAATAATTCAATGCTGTATATTGTTGACTTTCCGGGTGAAGATATCAGAATGCCATTTGACGATAAGAACCCAATTTATATCAATGTCATTCAAGGAGAGATTCAGAATCAAGTATACACGTCATCAGGTGAAATGCTACAGTCTTTCAGTATTCAAGAACGTAGTTACAACTATATCGAAAACTTTTTCACTAAAGTATACGTAAACGGTACCGAATGGCAGAAATTTGACAGCTTATATGATATCCCAAAAGATTATAACGGCTTCTTAGCAAAAACTGGCATAGCAGGAGGATTGGATATTTATTTCGGTAACGGTCCCTTTGGCGCAGTTCCTCCGCTAGGAGCAAGTATTAGAGTAGAATACATCAGATCTGCAGGTGAAGATGGAAATATAAGAGATGGTGAAGATGTTTACTTCTCATGGATAGACCCGGGATATAGCATATATGGAGAAGAAATTGACTTAAATGAAGTGACACTAATAAAAATGTCAAATTCAATATCATTTGGTACTAATACGGAATCTATAGAAATGACTAGACTTTTATCACCTAACGTTTCTCGATCATTTGTATTTGCAAGACCAGAAAACTATAAAGTGTTCTTACAGAAATATAACTATTTCTCTGTAATTCATGCATTCACAACATTTGACGATAACTATTTAGATGATGACAACATCATTTATCTGTTTCTTATCCCAGATATAACTAAAAGAATGACAGAAGGTGAAAATTATTTTACCGTTAAGCAGAAGTTCTTTACATTAACAGATGCTGAAAAAACTAAAATTCTAAATTTAATTGAAGATAGTCAATCGAAAATTGTAACTACTGTGACTAAAATTGTAGATCCGATAGTTACAAAATATGTAGCAAATGTAAGCCTTATATCGTACGAAGGATATTCTACTATCTCATTAAGAGAAAAAGTTATTGATACAGTATCTAATTATTTCTTAACAAACACTAGAACAGATAGAATACCAAAATCTGATTTAATACGTGAAATAGAATCAATAGATGGAATAGATTCAGTTAATGTAAGTTTCATGTCTGAGTTGAATGAACTGAGAAGCGATCAGACATTGCCATTAATTGGACTAGATGAATTTGGCGATATAGTTATTGGTAGAGATGAACTTCCTCTTATCAGAGGAGGCTGGACTGATCATAATGGAATTCTCTACGAAGACGGTATCTATTCAAATAAACCATGCTCATTGAATATAGAATTTAAAAAAACAACTCCTAGAAGATGACAACTCCAGACAGTATCTACGATAGAACAGCTACTAGAGTAGAAAAAATCAATAATCTGGGCTATAACTATGAAGGTAAGATATTGAAGAAAACCTTATCGTCATATCTATTTAAGGATCCTTCACGTTCAGAAATATTAGCTAAAATTGATGCAATACTTTATTTTTTAGTAGAGAAAGTAAAGACTATAAAAACCTTCTATAATTATACGGTTCCAAAGAACTATCGTAAACTGAATTAAAAATGGCTAGATGGCAAAAACTAATTTTATACGCTTTTTTAACAAGCTTGGTGAAGATTGTAACTTTACTTCATTCAATTCAACATTCGGAAAAACTTTCGAGGGTTCTCTCTATTTTCCGAGAGTGTCTACAAATCTGATAGAATCAGAAAATTTATACATTCTAGAAGAGGTAACTTTACCAACCACTACGCCAAACAGAACACGTTTATCAGGTACTGCTATATTAGTATCAGGAACGCCTTTTGTGACTATCGTAGATGGTGCACCTACCAGTGAATTAGTAGAACAAGAAAAGATAGTAATAGACAATGTACAATATACTGTACAATCTGTGTCATTAAATTCTATAGAAGTATCACCTACTCCTGCCGTATCAGGTAATAGTACAAATATCTATAGACTTGACTATATAGCATATAATGCACCTCTGAAATCGAATGTTATAACTGAATCTATCGTAGCAGAGTTTGTTGATGAAACTGGCGAGTTCTTCTTTTACGATATTGACTATACTGATGATCTACCACTTATAAACAAAACTAGAACACAAGAAATAGTTCTAACGCAAGCAAATGAAGGAATAGATATCACAACGGGTCGATCTCTTATAACTGGAGTCAATCATAAAGTTAAACCTGTAGATTTTAATATCGGTTTTTCTTCTACAGTAGAAGGTAATTTCGTTGAATCAATAAATGTGTTCCTCAAGAAGACAATGCACTTTACTAGTAGTGCATGGACATATTTAGAAGGAGATGATAAAACATATACTATCACAATAGATGCAAATTCTATTTATGCAGATTATGTAGATGAAATAAAAGCTACAGATGCAATATCCCTATCAAGAAGTATAAATGGTGCTACTCAATATTTCGGTCTTATATTCATATCATTTGAACAAGTTACGATAAGTGGAGCTGAATATTTTTTACTTACAGTAAAAGAGCCAAATACAAATATGCTTCACACTGTTACTGAAAATAATTTGGAGACATTTGGATTCTCTATTACATGGAAAGAAGAATTAGCAAGCATTGGACTATACGGTGAAGCAGAATCTGAAGATGAAAGATTCAAACTTGTATTAGAGAATTTTGGTAGAAAGATAGACCAAGAAAAAGAGTACATTTTCAGAGATTCTGATATAAATGAAGAGCTTACTGATAATATTCTTTTGAATAAGAAACGTAAAGAACTTTTATTAGAAGGAGATAAGATTTACCCTTACATGGGTTCATATAAAGCGTTGATAAATGTACTTAACTTATTTGGATATTACGATGTTGACATAAAAGAATATTTTCTTAATGTCGATCAGAACTCACCTGACAAAGGAAAGTTTACGTCTGTAATTATCGATAAGAAGCCTAACAGTGAATCAGTTAAACGAACATGGGCAGTTTTACCGTCAAGTGTATACAAGAAGACTTCATTATTTGGACTTTATTATAAGCTAAATAAGACTACCGGTGCATATGATGAATTTGACATGCCTATTGTTGAAGAAGATTATCAATTCACAGCTGATGAAGTACTTATAAAGCTTTTTGGTCTCAAAGAATTACTTAAGAAAGATTACTTACCGCTGAATGCCAGAATTTATGACATAACAGGTGAAGGTATCTATTTTGAAAAGTATAGTCTACCAACATGGTCTGATGATACAACTATCCGTACAATAAACTTAGGTACTTTACCTGATATTTATGTCTATCCAGAACATGAAGCAATAATCAAAGATATTCGTGTAATAGATGAATACTATATCGATAAATTTACAGATCAAGGATTAACTGGGTTTTATAACTCTAATATGTTATTGCATAACTGGGAACATAAAAGAGAATACCAAGATTCTATCTGGGAAAATATGCCTCCGGGATTAGTAGACATAAACTTTAATACAAATATGTCATATACTAATCCATTAGCAGATGATACAGATATTGTCATAGGAGCTCCTATACTGTTAGAAGTTATATTTAAGTTAGAATGGAAAGAATGTTTCTTTGCTTGGAACGATCTAAATACAAGCAATGCTGATGATTTAGTAGAAATCATAGACGGTGGAGATTCATTAACAGAAGTAGACACAATAGTAGACGGTGGAGTATCTGATACTCCATATTTTGCAAATACGATAGACGGCGGCGAATCAGCCGATATGGATAATATCGATCTTTGGACATGGGACACTTTGTCTAGATGTGATTACGTAGATATGCGTATCATAGTTGATCATTCTGTACCAGGCACATTTCATTTCGATACTGATAGAAGACCAATGCAGGAATTCGAATTCGTATACACAAATATAGATGGCCAATCATATAAACGTTTAGTATATCCTATCAATTTACCATTCAGCGGTATCTATAATATTTACATCTATGTGTATGATGCGTTGAACGGTTTCACTATGCAATTTTTAGAAAAAACAGTTAATACTGCAAATGCCCAAATTACTACTAGTCATCAAGATGTAAATACTGTGACTACTTGGGACAATATGGATATTAACTGGGAAAGTTTATCAATAGATAATTTAGAAACAGGTGTTCCAGAAACTGCACAAACTAACTTAACAGTAGAATACATAGATAGAAGAAATAGTCAAGTAATCGTGACAAATGAGCAAGAAGTTAATAAAGGAGACTTCTTATTCTTTTCAAGATTATCGAGCACGTTAGAATTGACTAACTTAGCTTGTCCAAATGCTGCATTCACAGAGTTATCGTATGACACAGTGGTTTACAATAATTTCGGTCATCCTTCATTACATAATTTACCACTATACGCTAAGATAATGATAAAGAATGCATCGGGGCCTTATTATGAAATGGGAACTGGAGATTTCTGTTATGGAGACATAATTGCTCAAACTTCTACAGAAACTCACATTAAGATTCAAGGAGAGTTCGATAAAATACAAACAGGCCATTCTACACTTTTTGTAGACAGTGGATTCTATAGCGGTACATATGCGATAGAAATAAAGGGATCAAGTGTAGCAGGAGGAAAAACTACTATATTCTTAAATGATTCACAGAAAGAATTGTATAAATTAGACAATTTATTTTCAGTGTATTTGGCTCCGTATGATATAGATTATGCAGAAACACATATTGGTAAAGTATCAGAAATATTCGATAATTCAGTTAATAGTTGGAATGATTATAGCGGCAATGATTGGATATCTAGAGAGTTACATTCAGTAGAGAACCCAGGATTTATTATTCCAAGTGTACATGCTGGTACTACTATAACAATAAATGATTTCGATACTTTTACATTTAGCGATAATCCAGTATTAAATAATGGTGATACATCTTCATTAGTCGCTGCAATACAAGAACTGAATAATGCAGATAATGAAGGTATTGAGAGATATGACTATACACTTTTCCCGTCAGAAAAGATATACATTCGTGACATAAATGGTGTTATTTTGACACCAGTATCAAACACATCAAATACTGTTACATTATCGGGAGTACCGAATAATACGTTAGATGTTGCAAATATATGGTCAGGTAATGAATGGTTAACGATTGTAAACATCGAAGATAATGTCATCACTGTCAATTATATAAATGATCCAGTAACAGAAGCCCTATTACCTTATAACTGGCATACACAATTAATTATAGTTATGCGCCAATTTTATGATTGTATATTAGCAACTTCAAAAACTGATTCATTAGACATGTTCGATCAGATAATAATAGATGATAATTTTACTACTTCATATGCAATGGGTAATGCAGAATTATTCAAAGCACTAGGAAAGACAGATAATAACGTACAGTTAAAATATAAAGAATATAATAACGATAATTTCTTTGAAAACGATATTGCTACTATGCATACTGAATATACTGGTGCATTCACAGAAGTCTTCTCTATTAGAGACTTATCAGTAAGCAATAACTCCATAACAATAAATCAGAATACACTTGTCACATTTCATGATGATACGACAAGAGTCCCTGCTAAACAATCATGGAACTGGAAATTATTTAACGACAAAGATATAGAATTAGTATCTGTATCAAGCAAAAAAATGACATGGAAATTCGAAAAATCAGGATTGTATAACATTCAACTCACAGTAGTTGATAAAAACGGTAATATCTCAGAGACTATAAAAAAATCATTCATAAACGTTTTGTAAAGACACTATATGTGTAACTAAAATTAAAAACGCATGGAAAAGAGAAGAAAGAGGAAGTATGACGATGAAGAAGTAGAAGCAATAAAAGAAGTTGCTCCAGTTTTAACAAGAAAGTCTTTAAAACAAATCAAGTTTACACAATCACAATTAACGTTCATTAAAACAATCGACAATAATTACATAACTACATGTACCGGCCCAGCTGGATCGGCTAAAACATTCGTTTCATGTTTTTATGCAATCGATCAATATATAAAAGGTAATTTCAAAAAGATAGTTCTCATGAAACCTGCAGTAGAATCAGGTGATAGTGTAGGTTTTCTACCTGGTACATTACAAGAGAAAATTGCACCGTACATGGAGAGTTACGTATCAAATATTAAGAAGATAATTGGTACAGAAAACTACAACAACATGCTTGCTCAAGGAGTTATCGAAATGAAATCTTTGTCACATGAAAGAGGAGTAACTGAAGATGATTCAATTATGATCTTAGATGAAGCCCAAAATTCAGATTTACGACAATTAATTTTGTTTACTACTAGAATGGGTAAAACATCGAAAGTTATTATCTGCGGAGATACAACACAGTGGGATGAAAAGAAACGAAGAAAAGATTTTCTTACTTTCAATAAGATAATGGAAGGTACTGAAGGTATTGGTCTATTCTCTTACACTAGAGAGGATATCGTTAGACATAAGATAATAATCGAAATCACAGATAGATACGAAAAATATAAAATAGATAATAATTTAGATTAAAAGAGAATAACACATGTTCTCGCATATATAACATGTGTTATTTTAAATTCCATAAATAAAAGAAAATATGACATTAAAACATGTGAAACTCTATGAAGAGTTCTCAAAGGACAAGGTAGCAATAAATAAAGATGCGTTCTTAAACATGGTAGAAGTTAGATATCCAGATTTTAAAAATAAAGTCGGATTTGTACTCGCTAAAGATGGTATCGAGGCTGCTAAGAAGAAACTAGCAGAGTTAACTCATAGAACTATTGATTCGCTCTTTGATGAAATTCAAAAGAAAGAGTATGCAAACGCTCAAGCTAAAAAGTATTACAAGAAGAAACGAGGAGAAAAAGGTATTCGTTCATATGAAGGAATGGTACCAACCCCAATATATCTTGAAGATTATACTGATCGTATAGAAGAGTTCAGAGAAGCTGCAGTGAAAAATCTAAAACGTGCAGAAGAAACAGAAGATGCAAATGAAATTCAAAAGGGTGAACATGGTATCTATACTATGAAAGTATTTTTTACTGCCCCAATTTTCAAACGTCTAAATGATGCTATGCAAAAGATTAAAGAACGTTACGATGTTCAGCAAGAATCAATCAAAGCTGGACATCATGAAACTGACTTAATCGATCCGTATACTGGAGATAAAATAGTATTAGATGATGCAGTGAATAAAACTGACAAAAACGGTGTCGTATTCGCAGATAATAATTCTTATACAGCTTCTCGTACTTTAATGAGACCTGGTGCTAGATTAGAAACTGCTTTAAAATCAGGAAAACTCAGTGGAATGTCAATTCTTATGTATTGTGCTGGTGTAGCAGCCGGTGATAAATTGCATATTAAAACATTACGAACAGAATTACAAAAACTGTACCCACAAGGTATAGATAAGGAAATTCAAAAAGAACAAGAAGAGGATGACGCAGCTTAAGCATGTTCACTCATATTCCGAATTTGTGAATGAGGCGAGAGAATCAGAACCTCATTTTCATTTTCCTTCTAAAAAATTCTCATTAAAAACGGGCATTAATGTCTTCACTGAGTGGAAACTTCCAAGAGATAGAGAATCATTGAATAAGAAAATGTCAAAACTATTTCCGGACAATGAAGATAATATAGAAACTGTAGAAAAACTATGGAGAGATACAGTACTCATAAATCCTGAAATTGAAAAATGGATTACAGATAAAGGGAAAGAGACGCCTATCGTACAGAAATGGGATATTTTATTTGGAATGATATCAATGTTCAATGAAGATGACATCAGAAGTTGGCAAGTATCTACAGGTATAGATAAACCCAGATCTTGGTCTAAGAGGATAGATAAAATAGAAAAAGAATCTGGAGGTGAAATATGCTGGGTACCAAGCGATAAAACATTAGCATATATAGAATCTGAACTTAAAGCAAACAAGCAATGAAAATTTTACGTTTTGTGCCAATTAATCTATTATTTAGCTTACCAATGTTTGGAATATCGATGATAGTTGTACACGAAGTTTTTAAAGTAGCTTTAGTACCGACTATTATCATTTCAATAATTGAATACGTATATGATGTACATGCTCATTCACATATAGATTATTTACAGTCACAAATAGATGAATTAAAAAAAGATCATGATAAATGAGATATGTCAATTTATTCGATGAATATCTGCTTAATGAAGCGAAAAAACATACTAATCAAGAAGAACGTGTAGACCTTCAAGATGAAGATTATACTCCTGCAGAAAAAGAACTGCTACTAAAGATTGAAAAGAAATATCCAATGGGTTCTAAATACAAATCTATAACTAGTGGTGAAACATGCAAAGTAGAAACTCATCCATACTTTGTCAAGTATAGAGGAGACATCGAAAAGCGTAGAGTATCAGTACGATTCGGTAAAGGATTGATATATGATAATGGAAACTGGGCCGAAAAAGTTGAGTAGAGAATGATATATAGTAAAATATTTTTATCCACGTTTTTCTTTCATGCATATTTGTGTTATTTTTGTAAATCAATTCAAATAATACATGAATTTCAAATTTTTTTTCAAATAGTTTTTCAACACAAAGAACTATGTTATATTATATCTATAATACATAACAACAAAACAAAACAACAAATGCAAGCAATTATCAAAAATATCGCCAATTTTAAAGCAATCGTGAATAATGATTGGTTTATTGCATATGATGACCACCTGCTAGCTTCTTAAATACGTATTCAAAAAATACTCAAAAGGGAAGCTTTAGAAATAAGGCTTCCCTTTATTTTTTGCTTATGAAACAGATATATCCAGTAGGTCTATTTTAGGTTATTTCACCTAAAAATAGATACTAAATGAAAAACTTTGAAATGTTAAAGACAACTGGTAACTCATCAGTTTATAGAAAAGCTTTTATAAAACTGTATTCAAAATGCCCAATGTGTTCACCTAATAGAGGTTGCAATAGACATTTTTCTACAGATATAAATTCATGGAAACGAAAAAGACTAACGCAGTGGCGTTAGTATATGGGACGATAGCTCAGTTGGTAGAGCACTAGATTGAAGATCTAGGTGTCGGCAGTTCGACCCTGCCTCGTCCTACAATTCTTTACCTTTGGTTTGGAATATTTAAAGGTTTTTAATATTGAACCCGAATCAATATTACATGGGAGTATAACAAAGATGGACTATGTGCTGGCCTGAAAAACCAGAAATGTTGGCTCGGTACCAACTGCTCTCACAGATAATATGGGATTATCGTATAGTGGCAATTGCAAGGCTCTGTAAAAGCCTCCTCTTCGGAGTTCGTAGGTTCGAGTCCTACTAGTCCCACACGGATGTAGATTAAATCTACGGGTCCTTAGCTCAGTTGGCTAGAGCATCTGCCTTGCACGCAGAGGGGCATCGGTTCAAGTCCGATAGGATCCACTTTGGGAATTTATTCCTTGACAATCAGGAAAGACTGATGACCTGGAGTATAGGTCAAGCGGCTAAGATGTCACCCTGTCACGGTGTATGGAGCGGGTTCGACTCCCGTATATTCCGCAATTCAATGTATCATAATCGGTCAATCCACATCTAGCCGTTAGTATATTGAAGATGAAAGAAAGAAGTGGCTGCGACATTTTTTCATCAAACAGTCTTTTAGCTCAGTTGGTTCAGAGCATCTGTTTTACAAGCAGAGGGTCATTGGTTCGAATCCAATAAGGACTACAAACATAGGAGTATGGTGCAATGGTAGCATATCGGATTCCAAACCCGCTGATCTGAGTTCGACCCTTAGTACTCCTGCAAATAGAATAAAATGGAATGTGGAGATGAATTCTATATCTGGTGTAAACTTTATATAGATGGAAGGTTAAATACTACAGGATTTTTAGATGAGATAATAGGTGATAAAGATTGCCTTGTAAAAGTTAAGTTTATCGAATATCGTACAATTACTAATACAGTATTTTTATTAGTAGAAAGAATGGATAAGAAATATCCATACAGAGCATTCATAAATAAAAACCGAATATTATCGGATGAAGAATATCGTAGATTTAACATAGAACTTATAAGTGATAAGTTCGGATTTTGAAATAATATGTGAGTATAGCTCAGTTGGTAGAGCAATAGACTGTTAATCTATTGGTCGTGGGTTCGAGCCCCGCTACTTACGCATATGGATGTATAGCTTTAATGGTTAGAGCGGCGGCCTGTTAAGCCGAGGGTTACAAGTTCGAATCTTGTTACGTCCGCAATTTTAAATGGGTGGATCGTCTAATTGGTTAGGACGCGAGACTGATAATTTCGTAATCCGGGTTCAAGGCCCGGCCCGCCTACCAAACATTTGGGTAGCTCAGTTGGTTAGAGCGCTACACTGATAATGTAGAGGTCGTCAGTTCAATTCTGACTCTGAATACGTAATGGTTTTAAAGTTTGTACCATCTCCATAAACAAACTCTCAAGGGGGCACATGTTCCATGGCTTGGCGATAGACATTTGCAATGTCTGTGAGGTGGATTCAATTTCCACTGTCTCCACTGCAACAATAATGTGACAGTTTTGTTCCTTGACATTTTGATATATACTAAAACTATACTTCATTATGCCAAGAAAGCAACACAGTCATCATTACATCTACAAGACAACTTGTAAAATTACTAATCGATATTATATCGGTATGCATTCTACAAGTAATCTTGAAGATAATTACATTGGATCAGGGAAGCGACTTTGGTTATCGATTAGAAAACATGGTAGGGAAAATCACATGAAAGAAATTCTTGAGTTTCTTGAAGATAGAAATGCATTGAAAGCAAGAGAAAAGGAAATCGTAAATAAGATGCTCTTAAAAGATCTTATGTGTATGAATCTTATAGAGGGTGGAGAAGGAGGATTTAATAATGAACTAATTTGGACGGGTAGAAAGCATTCTACTAAGACTAAAGAAAAATTCAGTATTACTCATTTAGGAGAAAAAAATTCTCAGTTTGGAAAAGTATGGGTGCATAATCACGAAAAGAGTGCATTTATTCATCACGATTTTTTAGATGACTATATTTCTAAAGGATGGGAAAGAGGTAGAATATGTCCAAGGATAAAAGAAAGTAAGCATAATTATTGTATGTCATGTGGAGAAGAATTGTATAATCGTGCAACTTATTGCAGTATATGCACATATTATGCTAGATTTAAGGGGCTATTCAAAAAACTAGAAATAGTTGACACTAATTTAGGATTGGCAAAAGATAATGCAATTTTAAAAATTATAGAATTAAAAAAGACTATGTCTTTAAGTTTAATACGTAAGCAGTTCGGTATACAACAGAACAGCATAGATTTATTAAACAGATTGTCCTGATAGGATTCAGATTCAAAGGGGCGGAATGCAAATGACCAATCAGAGAGGTTCGATTCCTCGATGAGTAGGACCATTTTGAATTCGACAAT